GCAGAAAGCTTTTGTTCGCGACGTTTATGAGTCGCATTTTCCCGGCAACCGGCGGGCGGCGCGCAGGGCGATCTTGAGTGTCGCGCGAAAAAACGGTAAAACAGCCTTGATCGCTGGCATTACACTGGCCCATCTGTGCGGACCTGAAAAGATCACGAACGGCGAAATTTATTCTGCGGCAAACGATAGAGATCAAGCAAGTATCGTCTTCAAGTTTTGCAAGCAGGTCGTTGAATTAGATCAGGAGCTACGCGAGGCTGTCGAAATAATTCCATCGACCAAAACAATGATTGGTCGTCGCACTGGCAGTGTTTATCGCGCGGTTAGCGCAGAATCTGGGACAAAGCATGGCTATCTACCGTCGGTTGTGATTTACGACGAGCTTGCGCAAGCAAAAAATCGCGATCTGTACGATGTATTTGACACTTCTTTTGGCGCTCGCCAAGAGCCGCTGTTTATTATTATCAGTACGCAGAGCAACGATCCTGAACATGTTTTAAGTAAACTCATAGATGATGGTTTAAGCAAACTTGATCCAACAATCGTTACTCATTTGTACCGCGCGGACGAGGATTGCGATCTCGGCGACGAGACGCAATGGAAAAAGGCCAATCCCGCGCTCGACGTTCGTAACCTGCTGTTGAACCAGCGCGTCGCGCCAGTCACCACATTTGTCAGTAGGCAAGCCTGGATGGCCTGCGCTGGCGATGTGAGTTTCGAGCCCGGCGAGGAAATTCTGCTGGCGCTCGACCTTTCCAACACGCAGGATCTGACTGCCCTAGTGATGGGCTCGGTTAGCGACCCGCCGCGAGTCCACGCCTTTTTTTGGAAACCGGCTAACCTGATCCAAGAACACTCGGCCCGCGATTTTGGCTCCGGCAACCTGCGTTATTTGGAATGGATGCGGGCCGGGCATTTGATGACGACGCCTGGTTTAACCGTGGACCCCGAAGTGGTGGCGCGTCACATCTCTGAATTATGCACGCGCTATAAGGTCAAGGCGCTGGCCTACGATAGCTGGCACGTCGAGAATCTGCTGCGCGAGTTCGATCGCGTCGATTTCATGGCCTACAAGGAAGGCGACAAGTCCGGGACCGGCTTGCGTCTCGTGCCTTGGGGCCAGGGCTACAAGAGCATGGGTCCATCATGTAAGGCGCTTGGCGATGCTGTTGCAGATGGTAAACTGGTGCATTCAGGCAATCCGGTGCTCACATGGAATATGGCCAACGCAGTCGCGGTGATGGACCCAGCTGGCAATGTGAAGCTCGATAAATCGAAGGCGCGGTTCCGCATCGACGGCGCGGTTGCCTTGGCGATGCTGATGGGCCTGCGTGCGCGCGATCGGCGGCAGGAGCGGGCTTTCGACGTCGAGGCTTTGATCGCATGACTAACAAACGTGTCTTCGAAGGGAGAGAATTATGAAATCGTTGATATTTGGGGCTCTCGCCGGTTCCATAATGTTTTCCGGCGCGACCATCGCCGCGGAAGGCCCGAACGATGGCCCAGGAGCCGCGGCGGTCGGGGTAGGCATTCCCGATTTGGGACAGGCACAGCTGTTTGCGGTGATCCGGGCGAATGGCACGATCGCGCGCACCGGAGGCGCCAATCCAGCCACAACCAACAAGATCGCCGGATTCACCGGCGCCTACCAGGTAGGTTTCAATCGCAACATCAGGGGTTGCGTCTACATCGGCACCCTCGGAGGCTCGATCAATCTCGGCACTCCGCCTGACGGGTTTGTTGTTGTCGAGGGTCGTTTCAACAATTTGGATGGGGTCTTCGTCCAGACTTTTGACGCCGCGGGCCGTGTCGCTGATCGCGGCTTCCATCTTTATGTTGATTGCGATTAGCAGATTGAAACGGCAACCCGGACGCCCACGGACGGGCCAGCTAGACGCAACGATTTGATTGGCGCCTCATGTGTTGCGAGACAAGGGCCGGGTGAAGCCGCCCGCTCCGTTCGTGGGTTTGCATGGCTGATAACACAATCACCCTCACTGTCGGCGGCTCGCTTAATTTAGTATTGCGGCCAGCAACTGAGGGTTATGCAATCGTCACCGCGCGATATGATTCATTCATCGTAAAATCAAAGGGGAACCAAGTGGCTTATACGCTCCCGGTCGATCACTACATTGAGGTGCAGGTGAGCTATGTGGATGCTCACGGCAACCCAGCGCTCATCGATGGTCTAGTTAGCTGGGCGAGCAGCGACAGCACGATGGCGAATGTGGCTGTCGATGCCACCGACTCCACGCTCTGCACCATCACGCCGGTTGGTCCCGCGGGAAGCGCCCAGGTGACCGCGACGGCCGATGTGGATCTTGGGGCTGGGGTCAAGCCGCTGATCACCACGTTGGACGTGACGCTGGTGGCTGGCTCGGCGGTCGCGGGGCAAATCAATGTAGTTGGATCGCCGCAGCCGATCGTCCCGTGAGAAAAGCAAGCAAGGCGCCGGTGCGGTTAAAGCTCTTGCTTGACCCGCTAAAGATTACCTGGGCGCCTCCGGACGAGGTAGTACAAAGCCGTTGCTCGGTCTGCGAGGGCGAGATTCACGGCGACGCGCCGTTTATATTGTGGAACGATCACGGGATGGCAGCCGTGATGTGCGACAAGTGCATGGATAAGCATGTGATATTTTCAGCATCGGGCGCATGAGCACGCAGACCGTCCCGTGGATTCGATTTTACAAAACGGGGTTCTGGCAAAACCGGCGGAGGCTGCAGCTCCTGAATGAGCCGCTGTGCAGGATATGCCGTGAGGTCGGCCGCGCCGTGCCCGCGCGTGTCGCCGATCATGTCGAGCCGCACAAGGGCGACTGGAACAAATTCAAGCTGGGCGAGCTGCAATCGCTCTGCGACGAATGCCACAACAGGGCCAAGCGCATAATCGAGAATCGCGGCTACCGCCTCGGGATCGATGATGATGGCTGGCCAACCGACAAAAATCATCCTGCGAATAAGGCACGAGCCTAACGCCATCCCGCCTCGACTCCTCTCCTCCCTGATTAATGCATAAGACGCGCAACGATAGCGCCAATTATTGCGGCAAGAGCACCATTGCCAAGAAGCGCGAGGGGAACATACCAAGTTCGCTCACGTTCATATTTCAAAGCTTCCTGAAAAAGCTTTTCTCGCTCAGCCGAAAGCTTGTCATGTTCCGCAATGAATTTGCGGGTTTCAGCCGCGATGCGCTCGTACTCCAAGTCACTCATACTTTTTCTTCCTCTGCTTTTGCCCTATTTGGTCTCCTATGAAGGCTCGAATGCCTTCGCTTTGCCGCCCGTTGGCGGCAGGCCGAAAGCGTCAATCAATTGATGGAGCTATCAATCGTAATAGCGCGGCAACGCTGACGTCCCGAGGTTTTTGACGGTCGCCTTAGCGGCTTTTTCCGCATCAATCCCAATGGTCCGTAGCGCCTCTTCGACGCTAACTTCGCGCCTCACCATAAGTTCCAAGAGCATCGCGGTTCGAGGATCGATCGCGCGTTCGCCGCTGGCGTAGTTCCGCGAGGTTCGTTCGGCAATGCCAAGGAAGCGTGCGGCGCCCCGCTGGGACAAGCCAAGCTTTTCCAGCAGATAAAGGTATCCTTTGGGCGCCATGATGGCGGTGCGGATGGTGCGCAGTTCGCTTCTCCGTTGTAATCACACCAATATAATACCTATAGGCATTTAAGACAACATCTTCGAGACACGTCGTAGGTCAATCGATGAGAATTCAGCGGAAATATTTTTTCGATAGCGTGCGGGACTCTCTGTTCGACGGCGGCCTCTCGCAAACACAGGTCGATGGCATGAACATGATCTTGGATCACGCCGAGCGCGAGGGGATCGATGATCGGCATTTAGCCTACATACTCGCGACCTCGCATCACGAGACTGCTTTTACCCATGAGCCTATCGCGGAGTACGGGAAGGGCTCTGGCAAGCCCTACGGCGTGGAAGATCCCGTGACCGGCCAAACATATTACGGCCGCGGGCTGGTCCAGCTCACCTGGAAAGAGAACTACGAGAAAATGGACAAAAAATTCGGCCTCGGCGGTGAGCTTGTTGAAAACGCCGATTTAGCGCTCGATCCGGGATTGGCAACCAAGATCATATTTTCGGGGATGGCGGACGGCGATTTCACCGGGAAATGCCTCGAGGATTACATCATCTGTGAAAATCCCGAGACCGACGAAACAGATTTTTACAACGCGCGGAAAATCGTCAATGCGCTGGATCGGGCCGACACCATAGCCGGTTACGCCAAAAAATTCGCAGCAGCCATCACGCACGCGGAGCGGGCGGGAGCATAGAGCAA